TTAATTAGAATCATCTGATTTAGGAATAGCTTTTTTGGTAAGGGCATTAAATATATCATTTAACATATTCTTTGCTTTGGTCGCAATCTGAACACCAGTTAAACTTTCAACATTCACAATTATCTGGCTCAACAATGCAATAATCGGAATTCCTGCCAAAAGCTTGAATGCAGTGAAGGTTTCTTTTAAGTAGCTAACCTGAAAATAATGGATTGTTAAGATGTAAATGAAGAACAGGGTTACATCCTGCATTACCTTCATCAAAAAGGATTTTACATTAATCTTTTCACTACTTTTTATTTTAATCCAAATACCAGTAGCAGCATCAACAACGATTAAGAACAGCAATAATAATGCACTCTCCTTTGCAGGTTCAAAGAATACTAAAAACAAAGTCAACAACTTGAAAAACCAAAGTTTAAGGCTAAAGAATTGATCTAACATGCCCATCATACTGTAGTATATAATTTAAACTCTCTTTGTCTCCTAGACAATAAAATAGGTTTTCCACCTGCGTTTTTCCAAATACATAACCACTTTTCAATTTCATCTAAACCTACTTTTGCATTGATTTTCTTAACCAGTGTAGAACCTGCAAAAGCACCACAACCAATATTGAAAGCCAATGATACCAATGCATTGAACTGGTTTTGGGTTAATACAACCTTGATTGACCTGTTAACCGCTTCTTCATAAACCTTAATGATTTCTTTGAAAATCAAATCACATTCAACCTGTGTTATCTTATCCCCCATTTGTACTTTTCGACCTGTATTTGGGTAGTACGTAAACCCAACACCAATGGTGGGAATATCTGCTTGACACTTATATGCTGTAAGTAAAACTCCTTCCTCCTTATATATGAAGTCCCTTCCTGTTTTGTTAATGTTCATTAAAACTGTTAATTATTATCCCCTGCTAGGGCGTGGCGTACCAGTACTATAAGCAGCATTGGCAATGGTATATTTACCATCAACAAATTTTCTCATACGCTCGTACTTATCTGATTCTACATCAGTATCATCTAGTAGTTCAAAAAGATCTACCTTATGTGTATCATACTTTAAGTCTGATGATGCCTTGTAAGGCATGTAAACACCACCTAAAGTTTCAATTTGATAGACTTTACTATAATCAAAATCGCCATTAAATGAACCTGAAAATAATCTAAATGCTGTTCTGTATTGATTTAGAATACTATGAACACCTATTTCCAACAAAGCTTTACTTTCTGTTTTATTACTTCTGAACCACCATAATGGATTAACTCTACCATCTTTAGTATTCATCAAGATTTGATTCACAATCCCTAAATTTCCAAATTCACCTAATTGAGGTGAAAATTGATCGTAAGTTTCTCTAGTATTCCTAGTTGATATAATTGAATAATTATAACCATTCGTCCTTGCACCTTTTCCTGCTACAACTGTTGCTGTCACTTCTCTGATGTAGCAATCACCTGAATAAGTATCACTTACAAATGAGGGTAATACTGCTATTTCAAACTTTGTGGCAAGGTTTGGCATCTTCACATTCAGTGTAGCAGTAGCCCAATTATTAGTACCTACTATTGTATTGTGCTTGATTTTGCAATGATTTGCTGTTGCATCAAATTTAGCAGTATATGAAACTTCATTATCTTCAACAAATGTCTCACAACTCAGATAATATGACACCCTACTATCTGTTGCCCTCACCATTAACCTAACATTGCCTTTATGTTGGATAGATATTGCTAGCTCATCAGGTGATGTAATTGACATTCTACCATTATAGCTAGTTTTCGAAGCACTCAACATGTTTGTTGAATAGCCTATTTGGTTGTCATTAGCTTTGGTGATGATTTGCAAAATATCCTTTTCACCAGATAACTCTTTTTTTGCAATGGATATATTTCCAGACTTTACCCAATACTTAGGGATATTAGATTCATCCCAATACCGAAAGTAATTATTGATTACAGTATTATTTGGGTCGATGGTTGAATTCTCAACGGTTATCTTATTAAACGGGGGTACAAACGTTGAATTATGATCAAAATTTATAAATGTTAAAGATCCATTTCTTTCAATTTCACCCCTGATATTTTCAGTTGAAAATGTATTAACAATAGACTGATCACCAGTAAAATTAATATTATATGTCCTTCTGCTTATTGTTTCATTAAGCTTATAATTTACCCGCTCAATGTAGTATTTACCTGCCTTATAGTAGATATAGCATTGGAATAACTCCAAAATCATCTTTATAATTTCAGAACATTTTTTAGGATTCAATTCATCCTTCAAAAACATAAATGGGCTAACAGTTGTATGATTAAATGCTTCATTCGTAAGCACATTACGATCAATACTAAACTCAAAAAGATCATTTGATGTTACTAGTTGCGTACCGTTTTTAAGTAAGGCTAAGCAGTTTAAAATGGCCTCAGCGAATGTAATATTGGAGAGGAATACTGTACCATCTTCTTTTGCAAAATCAATGAGTTTCAAATCTCCAAGTCCATCAGTTGCACGTAGCGACATTGGATAAGGAGCTGATGCAAATGGCTCAGAATAGTTATCATTTATTATATACCCCTGCCAATGCAGGTCTTCACGTATGAAGACTTGTACCAAAAAATCATTCTTATCAGCATACATAATCTCAGCAAACTGACCATCATACTCACTGAAAAAATTGAGTACACACTCAGATCCACGAATGACCTCAAATTTATTTTCTGAACTACTTGTGTAATTTATCTGAATGGGATTCCCTCCCATCCTTAGATCATAAACAGCACTATTATACCCCCTTTGCAGGATATACACTCTATAATTTAATCCTTTAAGTGATTCAAATTCACACTTATATTTTATTCCATAACCTACCATTAATTTGTTCTATAATTTCTTTTGTCGTGGTTACTAAGTGTACCCACTAATGAATCACCTGAGATTCTAAAGTCTACTGTACCTGAGCCAAAACCACCCATATCACTCAACATGCCTTTTAGGTTGTTTAGAGGTGTCACGACTTCGGGGTTACCCCTTCCTGCTGATGGATACTCTCCGAAAACTGCATTCGTTGGAGAACTCACTATACCACCTTTAGCAAATGGTGTTCTTCCACCGCCACCAGAACCACCTTCTGCTGCTTTGGATAGACTACCTTTTACCGCACCCCCCAAGGCAACCAATGCCACACCCGCAGCAATTGCAACAACTGGATTAAGAGATTGAAGAGCAATCTTTATCCCTTTTACAGCTATACCAGTTGAAATAGCGATTTTACCAACTTGTATAACCATATCTGCCATTATCCCTAACAGGCCAGATACAACACTCTTCATTCCAATATTACCTGATGCCATCTGACCAATCATCTCACCAAAGCCACTAGCCATTGAAGCAATCCCAGAAGTTAATGCACCAGATATACCTGCATTCATCTCATCCATAATCTGCAAAAGCTTGATTTTTTCTGCTGATATAGTAGCTACTGCATCACCGACTCTAGTTGCACCATCAAATTTTGCAGTAGGTAATTTTTGTTTAGGATCTGTTATTGTAACATCCTTTGCTTTTGTAGATGATAATTGTACATTATCTACTTGCAATGCATGTAAACGTTTGATTGCCTCACTAGCAGGATCAATACCATTTTTGATAAGGTTATTAATGGCTTGTTGGTACTCATCAATACGTTTTTTTGCTTTTTCATCAAAGCTTGCTCCGAAAAGCACATCAGTTTGTTTAAGTCCTATTTCAAGATCTTTGTAAACCGCAGCGATTTTATCTTTACTATCTGAATCAGATTTTCCAGTACCTTTTGGATCAGCTTTACCTGTTGAAGGAGATGTATCATTAACCCCTAATAATTCTTTTTTGAAGTCCTTTACGCTCTCTGTAGCTGCCTTAACAGGTATTTGTATTTTGGAAAATAGCTTATCAATTCCTGAACTCATTCCAGATAATGAACTGCTAATCTGATCAGCTCCAATAGCTTTAAAAAAGACAGCTAATACATTGGAAACCTGAATTACAAAGGTCTTTATCAGACTTATGATACCATTCCAAATGCTTGCAGTAATCCCCTTCAATCCTTCCCACATGCCACTCCAATCACCCTTTAATACCGAAGCAAATACTTTAAAAACATTACTAATTACACCCAGAACAGCTGTAATTATATCTTGTAGTGACTTAAAGGCTGTCCCAACAATATTGGTAATATTATCACCAAAGGTTTTCCATAACGATGTTCCAAAGCTTACAATTGAATTAAAAATAGATTTTAAACTATCCCAAAGATCCTGAGCATATCCTTTAACTGTAGACCAGAATTTAGATCCTTCACCACTAGTAAAATATGCACTTACTGTATCCCAATTCTTTACGATTAATATTGCAGCACCTACAAGTGCAGCAACAACTAAACCTACTGGTGAAATCAATGCAGCAAATCCTGCTATTAATGCAGGTATAACTGTAGACATTAATGCACCTAGTGCAACTAAAATTGGTGGAATAACGATTGCTAAACCTGCAAAAATTAAGGTTGCCTTTTGAACTTCAGGACTTAATGATTTAAACCAATTTGTAATTGAAGATATTCCAGATACTATTTTATCTGATAAAGCAGATATATCTAGGTTTTGATTGATTATATCACCCACCTCCGCCAAATTCTGGAATACTCCATCCTTTAAATTTTCAAATGCATTATTTACCCCACCTGCTGCTGTTGGCAATTTAGACAAACCATTTACAATTGCATCGACTACCTGAGCAGATGATACACCCATAGCTTTCAATTCATCACTTCTAGCAGTTCCAAAGGCCTCCTTTAAAAGTGGTGTAACCTGTGGAATTGCATCTTTAATGATATTTAAATCCTCTCCAAGTGGAAAATCTGTGTTGGCCAATTGAGCTAAACCATAGGTTGCTCTTTGGAATTCATCACGGCCACCACCTACGGTTGCAACAGCGTTTCCAAAGGCTTTGATACTCTTTTCAGCTTTTTCAGCAGTGAAACCAATAACCTGTAAATTGATACTACCTTTGGTTACCTCTTGCAATCCGAGTCCAGGTAACTTGGCTAATTCAACAAGTCTACCAAATTGCTTTTCAGTCTCTTTTGCTGAGCCTGTAACTACTGTTAATCCATTCTTTAAAGATTGAATGTCTCCAAAGGCTTTGATTGCAGCACCACCCAATGCAGCCAATGGCAAAGAAACGTAAGTACTTAGATCACCACCAATGTCTTTTAGCTTTTGACCAGTAGATTTTAGTCCTGCTTCAACTGATTTAATGGCATTTTGGAAGCCAGAGATATCTGCTCCAAATACGTAATTCAAATTTTCGTTTGCCAATTTAATTGTATTAAAAAACCCCTTAATCTTGTTTAAGGCTAAGGGGCTTTGATCAGGATTTAATCCTGTTTATCCTTTCGGTATCTTTCGAATGCTGCCATCATTTCTGATTTAGTTGGTGTTGGCTTTTTCTTTTTGATGAGACTATCTGATGGTAATGCAAACAGTTGCTCAGGTGTGATATGTTTATCCTTTGGCATTTGAACATTGATAAGTAAGGATGCAAGCATTCTTGTCCTTAACCATTCACGTTCATCCTTCAACATGTAAGCCTTTGCTATGTAGTGATATTCATTATAGGTTAACATGTAAAAATCTTTCAGACCTAAACCTATCTCACCTATTGCCATACCTTGCAGCTCATCAAACGTTAAACTTTTTTTTTATCTGTTGGCTCTTTGTCCATCTCATCGTTGGATGCTGATAATGCCTGACCACTGATCTGAGTTTCAAGGAATCCTTTAAAGATTTTCTCATATTCAGATTTATCAACTGATCCAAAATCTTGATATAATTTGAAATAGTTAACCTGTGTACTATCACCATTAATTAGGTTATAATTACTGATTCCTGCCCAAAGCAAATCAACCATCAAATCAAAACTCTTCAATGGATCAGTGTCTACTCCTGTAAATAGCTCACCTAGATCATTAAGGGTAATACCTCTTTTTTCAGTCAATAATTTAATGGCATACATGCCAAATTGAACGTTTGTTTTTACACCTCCTAATGGTATTGTTAATAATCCTTTCATATTCTCTCTCCTATGTTTTGATTATTATACTGATGGAGTAAAATCTAACTTACCGCTACCCTTAAGACTGATTTTGTAAGTAACCCCATCCTCCATTGGTGCTTCAATGTCCAATGATTCAATATATGCTGTACCTGAATAGACTAGGTCTCCGCTGACTACATTACGTGGTTTGAATGAAACTTGAATAGGCGATCTATCATCATATATTTGCATAAATTCTTTGATGTTACTGTTCCAAACTCCAAGTCCATCAGTATCGATTGACCAAGATTTTGTGGTAGGAATTACTTCTGTGTAACCATCGTTAGTTTTAGTAGTTGCATCAGCCATATTGGTTGACATTGAGATAGAGCAATTCCTAGAAAATGCGATTGGTGTTGCTGTTGATCCTGATCCGATATAGATCAATAAGTCTGAGCCATTTTGAAAATTATTTGCCATTTATTTTTTTGTATTTTTCTGTTTTTAGGCTCTCATGTCAATGAGAGCATTTACAGATAAATAGCTTGCTAAATGGTGTTTACTGAATGATAAAACTTAATAATATTAGTTTTACTAAGGCATAAAAAAGGGCTAATTAAAGCCCCTTCGTTCGTTAAATGAAATAATACACTCGCATATTTTCATTGTATAGAAAATCAACTGTACTCCCTGCTGTAAGAGTATAAGTCGTACTATAAGCACCACCTTTCCTAAAATTTACTGTTGTTGCCCCACCTGCTCTTTCTATAACCACTGAATTACTTGTATCATTTATAATTTTAAAAATTTGTCCATCAATCACATTTAGATAATTAACTAATATTTTTTTTGCGAATGTTCCTGTAGAGCTTGCGTTGATTATTAAAAAATAATCACTTGATGACAGCGTATAATCCGCACCAAAGCTATTACTTAGGTCTACTAATTTATATTTAGTAGACATCTGCCTACAACTGACACTTGCAAGATTAGTTTTACCAGATACAATTACATCCTTAACAACATTCAAATTACCGTTATCAATACCAACATCACCATTTTTCACCCATACCCCAGTATTTATATCGGCATTGGCTACATCTACAATAACACCATAGTTAGTATTTTTCCAAAATGTAGGTGAAGGTGAATTATTTTGAATAGAGTTTTCAATCTTGTATGCTGTGTAATTTTCACCTGCCAAAGCAGAATTTAAATTAAATGCAACCTCTCGAACCTGTCCAGATATTGAACCATTTTCACGAAACAAATGATAATCAGCATTCAATGATACTACACTTTCGTTAGCTGTCCACGTGTTAGCATTACCTAACCATAAGTTAGATGAGCCAATATTAAGTGGCCCAATAGTTCCAGTGGTTGCAGCAATATTTGTAGCAACCAAATTAGTAACATCAATTCTATCTGCACTAATAAGACCAGATGTAATTACCGAAGCATCTAATGATAATGTATTTACATAAGTTGAATTGATTATTGAACTCTTGATATAATCTGCACTAAGTAGATTAGTCTTAATCACACCATTTTCGATTACTGTGCTACCTAATTTACTAACCTCAACGATATCACTGTACGCTAACGATTTAAGATTTGAAACTAAAGCATTATGTAAATTCTGTGCAGCTATACCATACTGAGCTGCTGCATTACTTTTATTGGTAGAATCATCGTAGGCTGCTTGCAGGTTATTTGCTGCTTGTGTTAATCTGGCTTGCTCTTCTGCTGTTACCTTTCCATCTGCGTATGCGGCTGCTGTAACTTCTACTAATACTTTTTGAGCGGCTGTATAACTGTTTGCTGATGCAATTGCAGCATCTTTTGCTGCATTGGCTTTTGTTTCGGCCTCAGAATTTGCAGCTTGTAATGTTGCTGTATTGGCTACATTGATCTGACCTGTAGTGTTTGCTATGATTTCATTTGCTTTATCCAATATTGAAACATCAACATAATCAGTTATTTCAGTTTTTGCTTCTAATAATTTTTGATCAGAATAAGCTTTTGCAGCAATTAATTTTGCTTGTGCATCAGCTATGGCTCTGGCCTCTTCATCATCTATAACACCATCTGTATACGCCTTTATAACTGTTTCGCTTAATTCCCTTTGTGCTTCTGTATATGCTTTTGCAGCATCCAATGATGTTTGTACGGCATTGATTCTGTTTTGTTCTTCTGTACTTATTTTTCCATCTGCGTAGGCATTGGATAATGTTTTAGTTAATAAGTCCTGTGCATCTGAATATTGCTTTGCTGCTGCAAGGTTATCCTGAGAATTTTGAATTAATACAGCTTCAACATCATCTACAATTCCATCAGCGTAAGCTTTTGTAACTGTTTCACTCAATACCCTCTGTGTATCTGTATAGCCTTTGGCAGCATCCAATGATGCCTGTATTGCATTGATTCTTGCTTGTTCTTCAATTGAAACCTTACCATCTGCATATGCATCACTTAGTGTTTTTGTATAAAGATCCTGAGCATCGCTATATGCCTTCGCTGCTGCCAGATTATTATTAGCATTATTAATTAGTGCTGTTTCTGTAGCATCGACAATGCCATCTGCATAAGACTTTGTTACTATCTCACTTAATGCTCTTTGAGTATCAGTATACTGCTTTGCAGCTAAGATATTAGCGTTGGAAGCATCAATAATTTGTTGTTCAAAATCTGTTATCAATCCATCAGCGTAAGCATTTGCCAGTACCTTTGCATTTAATGATACAACGTCTGAATAGTCCTTTGCAGCTTGGAGATTAGATTCCAATAAATCCAGATTAATCTGCTCTATATCATCAATTTTTCCATCAACTAAAGCCTCAATTAATGATTGATTAAATAAATCCTGAGCATCAGTATATGACTTTGCTGCTGCCTGAGCATCAAGTTTTGCCTGATTAATTATTGCAAAAAAATCTGCTGGTGCATGCACAAAGTCCATTGGCTTATTTCCCAATGTTACCATCATGTCTTTTACCTCAACGGAGTTGGATGTACCTGATCCAAAACTTGCAGGAAACTTGTAAGGAAAACGATTTACAACTTTAAGCCTACCAAACAATGTTGGAATATCACCAGTGTTTAATATACATGTATAGCGTGTCCACGCATTTGTTATGAAGAATTCTTTTCCTGTTTGTCCATCAAATTCAAGATTTAACCTGTTAATCCCTTCAATAGATTTAGCGTAAAATGATAAAGCTAATTGGCTATTAATTGGATAGTTACCACTCTGTATTAGTTGATTAACAGATTGAGATATAGTGAAAACCTGATCACCATTTAAGTGGTAATTTCTACCTCCAATATTGATCTTATCAATTGAATCATCTGTATAATGTTTCGATGCTTCACTTACCTTTTTAAGTAGTAAAACTTTTTGGTCATAGTAAGCTCTGAAATAATTACGTAGTTCGAAGCCTTCAATGTTACTAGTTGTAAGCATCGATAACAACAATGGTTCTAAGTATAATTCTAAGCTATTGAATGATACATCATAATCAATTGTTTCCAATCCATACGTAACTGCTTGCTGTACCAATACAGGCTTCTCATCCATAATGATCTGCCATTCCTTTAGAACATTAACCTTTTCGTTTGGAGTTAATTTATTATCATTTGCAATGTTGGATAATAATGTATTTGCATTATCTATGTCCACCTGAGTGACTGCAAGCATTGTATCAGTCTGACCTTTGGTGTAATATCCACTTAGATCAACTGTACCAGTTACGTTTTTAAAAGATGAGGTGTATTCAATTCCATCTTGGAATTTTAGTTTCAATGTGGTTATATCACCTACAGTAAAGAAGTTTATTTCTTTTACAATTTTATCATGCGCAGCATGCCATTTAACCTTATCTGCATCACTTATATTATATGCTGCTGATCCACGAAATACAGGATCTGTTTCTGTTTTAATATAACCTGATTGCTCAGGTGTACCTTCATCTGTAAAACTTAGATTACCAATACCTTTAAATGATCCTGAATATGATACTAGTTCACCATTATCTGCATTTTGATCTATACTTTCAATATGAACCTCACCAAAAAATGCATGTGTGAAATTATCTTGGATTACACCAAACCTTATAAAGAATGGCTCACTATTTTGAAATTTGTTAACAAAAAAAGATGTATTGAAATCATCGCCATATGATACTAATCCCTCAAATTCAATACTCCAATCCTTTAATCCAACCATATATTCAGACCACGAATCAGATGATTTTGTGGTCACATCAGTTAGACTATTATTTATTTTAATTGCACAATTCTTTGAATATGCCACTGGTTCATTATCTATATTATACAATAAGAACTCAGATCCTGTTAAGATGTTCCTCTGCATATTATAGTTGTTGAATATTGTTATTGAAGGTGATGAGCTTGCGGATTACGTAACCACTATTTGATTCACTCTCTATATATCTGGTACTTTCTAGCTTACTGGTGTATATATTCCAATTCTCAACAGAATAAAAAACATCCCTAGTAAGAATCTTTTGAAAAATCAGATTACTGATATCATCAACCAACTTTTTACCCCCTGATGTGGTGAATCTTGTAACTATATCTAGTACAATAGATGCTTTAAACGCATATCCAGTGGTATTTAAAAGGGGGGTTAAAGTTATGTTGGAGAGTACAACAAAGGGAGCTACCGCAGCATCATCTACCCTATCATACACTGGTATTGTTTTACCAGAAATAACAGATAATTGATTGTATAACTTATCGTAATAAGCCTTGCGGTAAGTGTTGGAAGGGTCTAAAGCATGTTCATTCATTAACCATAAATAGGCTAATGAGGTGCATTTTATTACTTAAACAACTTAATATTATTTAGTTACCATATCGATAATTGAAAAATTGTTCCTAAACTTATAAAAAATTAAACGCTATGATTCAAAACCCATCCTGCCCAAATTGTCAAAGTGAAAACACTTGGGCTGACACACATAAAAAGATGCTGATCAGAATTAAAATTTGCGCTGTGCTAACTATACCATTTACCCTATTGGCTTATTTTGACTTTAGAACAATATGGGTTTTCCTTGCTTTTTGGTGCTTGTTTATGGTAATAATTGAAGGTGGAAAATATAAATACTCAAAGGTGGATAAACACAGATGCAAAGACTGCAAACACAAATGGAATATTGAATTATGATTCCCACTAAAATAAAAAAACTCCTAGCTATAAAACTAGGAGCGTTAATAACTACATTAACATCACATAAACTTCTTTAACAATTTTTACAATAGCTAAAACTAATCTACCAAGAGCGGTTAACTTCGTTACTTTTTTGGAATTTATATTCATCCTCACTATTTCTCTAACCTGCTATCCAATATAGCATTAGAATAAATATGAAATTATTTTACCATAATAAAAAATTTATTTATTCCTCTTTAAGGTCTTTTCAAACTATCCTTCAATTTCTGTTTAAAGTTTTCCAATTCGCTATTTAATGCAGGATGGAAATATGGCATCGGTTTAATATTTACCTCTCTTAAATCATCGCCTTTAAACTGCCAAGCAAAATCCTCAAATCCTGATGGTACATCTACGTTTACGCCAGTTCCGAACTCGATGTATGGGGCGTAGAATTTATTGAATCCTACTTCTGCACCCATACGATCAGCTCTATATAGGATATAACCTGATTGTGCAATACCACCCACTGAATCTTTAAATCCTGTTGCCCCTAAATTTTCTTTTGCTTTTCTTTCAATGTTGATAGCTGTTTCTGCAATTGCATCCTTTACTGCTTTTTCATTGTGTTTTGCTAATTTGGATAGATTGTCTAATGACTTATCTAATCCATTTATTTTGATGTTGAAATCGTTTCTGGTTCTCATATCTATAAATAGTATGAAGAGGTAATAATGCAGCAAAAAAAATTTCATATATTGAAATTTTAACTAGATCAATATGAGCGAATATATACACCCAAACGTCCAAAAGCTTATTGAGAAATTAAAAACAATACCTTTGATAAAGGTCAAACCATTAGAAAAAAAATCTGGAAGTAGAGGGATAAGGCCATTTTTTACCGAACTTATTTATCCAATTAGAGTAGAATATGATGAAGCTTGGATAACTATATTAATTAGTGGTCATTTTGGTGATTTCGTTGGGGTTGAAACTTATGCACAACCAACACTAAAAATGATGAATGAAGTAATGAACGAGATTACTGAATTTTACCATAAATTAGATACTTAAGACAGGCATAAATAAGAAGCTACTCTTTCAAGATAGCTTTTAATCTGACATAAAGTAAGGTGTCAGTAAAAATTTTAGTCTTATAAACATCCAAGCTGCATTGAGCGAATTAAAAAAAACAAAAGGATAAAAAAACAAAAGGATAAAAGGATAAAAAAGTAAAAAGATAAAAAAGTAAAAAAACATTTTCCACACAAAAATTGCAGAACAGCAAGAACAAAAAAAGCCACAAATTAATGTGGCTTTTTTAAAAAATCTTGGTTTAAACCAAAATAAACATCATTTACATAATAAATGGTGTCGGTAAGAGTTGTAAATGAATCAACATCTTAACAACGAAATACAGCGTACCAGAGGTTGTTGTTAACAATTCCAACATTTCCACTTGTAAGTATTTACAATTGTAATTACTACTTTCGTAGTAGAAAGAGAAACCAGAACTCTTCTTTTGCATTAAAATTTTCAGCATAAGCTTTAATGTAAATGTTTTTAGCCAAATGGGTTGATATTGAAGGTATCAGCCCTTTTGCATTTACGAAAACAAATATACTTTCATAAGCCCTGATAAGAGAACAATAGTTGTTAACAAGCGGGCATTTTTATCAACAGTAAAAGAAGAAATTGACACACCAACCACCATTAAACGGGGGTATCTATTAGCTTTAATGACATAAAACACTTTGGAAATAGTGTTAGAAATTTCAAGAAACTGAATATAACTAAATTAAAGTTAATGAATGCTACCGCTACGTAGCGGCCATCATCTTCAACTTTAGCCACTCCTTTCCAACAAACACCAATTTCCTAGAATATTGTACCCTATTATTCACCTCAACATCTACAGATTCCCCATTTGCAGGATTCGTTACCATTACAATAGTTCCAAAACTGGCTACAACACTGTTAAAGTGTTAAACCTTTACCCTGTACGTAATGATATTTAGCACCTGCTGATGTAAATAGCCTTACACATTCATAATTTAATACACCAAAATCGTGTACGGTTACAAAGCTTACACCATCGGTTGTAGTCTGTAGAACTATATTAGTTGGTGTTTTTCGGAGTACGGCAAACATTCCTTCTGACATATTTACAGCCAGTTCAGTTACACCATCTATAACCTCCCAATACAACCCACCATTATAAAAAAAGCACCCTACAGACTGCCCTACCACATCATCCAAAGTACCTAAAAATAATTCACCACTATAATCTGTATTAGTATACCTCATTGCTATGAAGCCTTCACCGACTACCTTTGCATCTAGGGTTATTCTAGTTTCAGTAATAGCTGTGTAAACATTATTTGGTGATTCTGTATATTCTGATGGTAGGGTTAGATAATTAGCATCTGGCAGTAACGGGCTTATTATTCCATTACCTTGTAGGTAGTATAATCCTTTGTTCATATTTTGATACCAAGTCGCTATTTGGTTATGGTTTGGTCTTGAACCAAAATTGTATAAACTGGTAAATATTACACCATCTGTAGTGCTAATCAAATCAATGTTATTTGCAACTTTTCTATATCCATAATATGTACCTATTGATGCTGTAGTGATGTATGTAGCACTTATATCATTTGCGAATATGATGATGCTTCCATTATTTTCAATCCAAAAATCAACTCTGCTATGGTCAACTTTTCGTAGATAAAAATCTGTTACTTCGTCTCCGTGGTATTCGTAAACAAAAATACCATCACCTGCCATTTCATAAGGCAATAAACCGAATCCTTCATTGCTGGTTTGGGTGTATACGTGTGGCGCATTTTCTGCCCATTTATCAGATGGTAAGGCTATAAACGTCATACCAGGCAATAAACCATCTTCAATAGGCGTACTCTCCTTTTGCCAAACTAATGAACTACCCAACATTATTTTTTGAACTTCGGTAGATCCTATATATCCTTTGGCTATTGATGTTGAACTGATTTTAATCATTATATTATTATATAAAATGTACCTGTATCAGGTGTTAGACCATCATATTGTGCTTGCGTACAGCTAACAATATTGGTTATTTTAGTACCATACGTATCTGAACTATTACTAATAACATCTGCAACATTTGCTTTAAGATTTAAAGCTGTTTGAGTTGCTGTACTTACAGGTTTATTTGCATCACTTGTATTATCTACATTGGCCAGACCTACATCACCCTTTACAAGCGTAATATTTGCACTTAATGCTTTACCTGCTACTGTTCTAGTACTTGGCACTGCTGCATTCCAAGTTGTTTTTTCAGAATCAGTTGCAAATCTTGCGGTTGCTGTTTGTGTTATTGTTGTTGCTGCTTGTGCCCCTGTATGGTTAGCCCTGTCTAATAGATAAGTATTTGTTTGGTTAACTGTAGCGCCACTAGCAATTGAAGCTAATTTACTTTTTTCAACTGTTGAATAATCTTCTGTTGATAATCCTTTACCTGCAACCTTATCAACTTTTATGGCCAAATCAGGCTTGTTGGATAGTGAATTATAGTTACCATCAAACATAGTAGTACCAGTACCTATATACTTACCATCACTTTGTGCCTTTGTGTAATAATTTGTTAAATCTGCATTACCACCAGATAAGCTATCTATCTGATTTTGTAGATCTTGATCTACCGCCTGTAAACCACTTAAGTCTTGATTAACAACTGTTGACAATCTGGTAATCTCTGTATCAGCTAATAATGATTTACCTGCTACCTTATCAACTTTCAAACTCAGATCTGGTTTATTAGTTAATGAATTATAGTTGAAATCCTGAGCAAAACTCTTTAAAAACCCCTGCGAATTAACCCACGTTTCAGTTGCCAACCCACTGATTGATGGTATTATTGGCTTATTGGTCAATGAATTATAATCACCAGAAAACAATGTAGTACCTGTTATAGATAAGAACCTTGAATCTGATTGTTGTTTGTTATAGTAACTACTCAAATCACCGCCTGTATTACCAGATAAGTTACCAATTTGATCTTGCAGATCTACAATATCATTGATGATATCTGTTTGTGCATTTACCCTGTTATCAATCTCAGATTGTAATGCTGTAAGATCTGCTTTGCTGTTAACTACAGTCTTTACCTCATTCGCATCCTGAGCATTCCACAAATTTGGATCATAATCTTCAATTTGTGTCTTTATATTATATTGTATATTCATTTATTTATATATATTAGCAATGATAAAGCGTTAAAAATGGGGTTGATTTACCATTTTTTCGACCCTTAACATTAAGTTGTTAAGGGTTATTTTTCACCCATAATTTTCATAAGGGTTTTCATTTTCAAAAACCTCTATATTGTTATCTGATTCACTCGCAATCAGCTTGTATTCTTTGTTTAATTCATCCACGTTTACGATTGAATGAATCGTTAAATTCCTACCCTTTAGTTTGATTTGATGGCTTTTCAGGATTGAAATATCAAATCTATATCTAAGATAGATCTCGTAAAACCCTTCCAATATTAATTGTCCCTCTTGTAGGGTTTTGGTTTCATCTTTTGTAACTATATGAGCATAATCAGGAAAATCTAACATGTAAGTTGCAAAACTCCCCCCCTGCCCATTGGGAACCTTGTTTTCTTTCCAGAATTCAATCAGTTGGCTATATTTCTTTGCATTCTTCATTAGTATACAATGACCTTTCTATATTGATTCAGAATTGAAAGAGTACCATTAGACAATATTAAACCACCATTTTTACTATCTAAATAGTTTTCCCTGTGCATATAATTTGAGGCAATATCTTTTAATAAAGCAAGATCAATCAAGGCATTATCTATCATTCCTTCTGTTGTGCTAATTAATTTATATGCCTGTATTTCGGCTGCATCTATCAATAGTTGAATTAATGTATCTTCTGTGGTATTGCTAGGATGAATATTCAGGTATTGTTTTGTAAGTTCTAAGGTTAACATGTATATTTCTTTAAATAAAAAAGGTGATGGATATTTCCACCACCTTCATTGAGTATAATAATCAGGTCAGTGATTAAGATTTTAATTTTGCCATTGCTGATGTAAAATCACCTGCAACGAATGCACCATTGTGATATACAGGTAATGCTAAACGCTCTTCTGCAACGATAGTGATTAAACCTTTTTTAGCATTTTCACCATCTGATGGATAGTAAGAAATTGCAACACCTTGGCGTTCTTTAATCTCTGCTCCATCACGGAACGATCCAACTAAAAATTTTCCTTCGGTAATAGCATTTGATTCTACAATTGGAACACCTGCAACACTCATATTACCAGATGGGAACAAGTATTCACCAGTGCTTGATTTAGCTAATTCTAATTTTGTTTTATCTGTCGGGTTAACCAAGATTGCAGATACAGTGTAATCAGCTTTAGCAATCATATTGATAGCAACTCTTAATACATCGTATTGGTTAACTGTAGCACCAGAACCCATAGTCAAAGTAGTTCCACTAAATTGAACAGCAGTTACCGCTACACCTTTGATATCACCAGTACCAAACAATAATTCCTGATCTTCTTTCTCCGCTAATTTTGCAGGTACACGATTTTGTAAATAACTTGAAATACCGTCAACGTCATTTAACATCTCTTTTGAGACAATTAAGTGGGTAGAGATAGTTTTAACTAATGCAGTTTCTTGGTTGATAGCAAAGCTAGATTCACCAGAGATAACACCTTCTTCTTTAATTGCTGCACCATTCACATAGCCAGATTCTTTTACATATTTTACTGCATCACTCGATGTAGAGCCAATAGCAAACAATTGTCTAGCATTTACTTTACGGTTTGCATAACCAGTAATACCTGGCTTATACTCAGGATTAATATCAGCCTGTGGCTTTAATACTGATGCCTTTAATTCAAATTTGAATCCTTTAGCTAATACATCGGGATTAGTTGAGCTGAATTGATTTTTTAATTCTTCACCAAAGGTTAATCCTTTAGCTGCGATATCTGCATTTTTAGCAGTTAATTGGTCAAATTGACCTTGCAATGCATCTAATTGAGTTTTTACCTCAGATTTTAATTCTATATTTGACTTTTCTAAGTCTGTTTTAATTGTTGCGCCTAATTGCTCCAATTCATTTTTAATGTTTAATTCCATTTGTTTGTTTATGAGAATGTTAATTGTGTTTTATATCCTTTTATAAAGGATTGTATAAGTTCTAAATCGTTGTTTTTTACCTCAACAACTTCATCTATCACCATCGGGTTATCTGTGTCCTGACTGTTTTGCAACGGGTCTGACTCATCAGCAACTGACTTTTCGGTTAAGTTTAAGTGTGTGGTTTTAACTTGGTTTAGAAATATGTTTAGTTGATCTACAGTATCAGTTGTGATATCTGACTTCAACATTTTTATCATTTTATCGCAGTTCTCAATTATTGTATCTGATGCAAACTGGCTTTTGAAACCTGTAAACTGAGCCTGACTATTTGCTCCCCACGTAACACTGGAGAACTCAAATAATTTCACTTCACTGATCTCATTATAAGAACCTCTATTAGTTGATTTAACCGTTTGAAATCCTATACTATGTTCTTTGATTGTACCATTCTTATAAAGCTCCAGAACTTCATCACCTAATTGTGTTTTGGCAATTGTAGTTTCAAAGTATAAGCCTTTTTCATCCTCATGTAAAATGGTCGGACGACCAAGTAACTGTACTGGATTGTGTTGATAAAGGTGTACAATACGAGCTTTGTTTCCAGATAGTGTTTTACTGAATGATCCCTTTGTGATCAGATCACCATCGGAATCAACAACATTGAATACAGAGGCATAACCACTGATGGTTCTGCTGTCTGTGTCTACCTGTAGATCAGTAAATTCATAAGATTTGTGCTGTAACTTTTTTGCCATTTATATCTGATTGTTTCAGATAAATAGGCTGTTGAATAGGCTTTACTAAGTCTTAAAACTTAATATTATTAGTCTTAAGACCACTGACTTCCTTTATACATCCGACAAATTTTACTTTAATAGTATGTACAATATTAAAAATATGTAGATATTTATATTAAAATAATTAAACAATGGAATCAGCATTAGGAATAGCTTCACATTTCATAGAGAAATCTTTTCAAGAAGATATTCGCCTTACTAATATGCAACTACAAAAAATGGTTTATATAGCCAATGGATTCTATTTAGCCTTAAAAGAAAAACCTTTAGTTAATGAAAATGTAGAGGCTTGGAGTTATGGCCCCGTAATCAGGCCACTTTATGACTCTTTAAGAGTATTTGGAAGCGGAAGGATAACTAACAACTTGCTAAGTCTATACTCATCCCCCGTTAATCTATCGGATTCAGATATAAAAGCAGTACTAGAATTTACTTGGAAAGCATGTAAAGATAAAGATGGTATACAATTATCAAATTGGTCACATAAAGAAGATTCACCTTGGACTAAGGCTGTTCAGGAACAAAAACCAATAATCCCAAATGAATATATGATAGATTATTTCAAGAAATTTTTAAAAAAGAAATAATGCCTGAGCTATTTTCCGAAGAACTTTTTGAAGAATCAGTAGAAAAACCAGAAATAAAGGATAACGCTGATGAAAAGAGCATTGCTGAAGTATTTGATTTGGAATTCGAAGCTCGTTCTTTAATGAATAAAAACTATGCACAAAATATTGAACAAAGAAAAGTATATGCAGACCTAATATTCTCATTAGTATGCATTTGGTTAACTATGGTTCTCATCATTTTAATTGCAGCTGGTAGAGGTGATTTAAAACTCTCTGACACAGTGCTTTCCTTATTAATCGGAACAACAACTGCCAATGTGTGTGGATTTCTATTATTTGTCGTAAAATATCTATTTAATGTTGAAGCCAGTTCTAAAGATTCAACATCCATCAAGAAAAAACGTAAGCAATAAATTAATCCTCAATAATCATATCATCCCATTCTTCTAGGTCTCTGGTATCAATACCACCATCTTTAAGGAATTGAATCTTATCAAAGAAAACATCATCACCAATCTGTTCTGGGAATTTTGAAATATGCTTTATTTTGCCAGATAAGATCTCATTAGGAATGCCATTCGGGAATGCTGCGCATGTAAAATCATCACCATTGAAATTAATGCACTTACTACAATATTTTATGTCTTTAATCATATTTATAAATACTTACATCTTTGATAAAGTGAAAAACTTATCAAAAAAACTACTGATGTAAACAGGTAGCTCAGGATCTTTCGCCATATACATTACAAAGGTTTCACTAAAAAACTCTCTGTGATCAGAAGATCCATACGCAGAAACCTTATAAATATCGCCATTTTTTTTGGCAAGTCTATATATTTCAATCTGTTCATTATTCAATTGCTCAGCCATTTGGATATAGCCTTGTTTTGCCTTACGGGCTTCTGATAATACCCTAGCACCATTAATACCACCTGCTAATTGATCGTGTAGAATATGACCAAATTCGTGGTGGATTGTTGTTTCCAGATATTTATCCGCACCATATTCAACTGTCCATCTTTTGAATTTAATATGCTCTTCGTACTCCTTAACTATTTTCAACCACCTGTAATTCTTAGTACTTTCATAATTATGTCTGGCAATCTCCAAATTTTTAGTCATTCTTACCTGATACCCCTCTGATGTATTACTTTGGTAGTTCTTTTTTATAATATCGTTGGTCTTCCAATATGAGTTTCTAATATTCAAAGTCTTATAATTGGCACTCATCAATGCACTATTTTGTTTAGGATTATTACCGATTTGTACCAATGAATCAAAACCAAATCTATTTTTAAGTTCAAATAGTACCCCATTCACCTCATTAGCTACATCAACATCTTTAATCCAATCAATGTTTGCCTCTTTAGCTATTTGGTTATTGACAATCCATTGTTGTGCCTCCTTAACTGTTGAAGCAGGTTTAAATCTATTCAGATCCTGTATTAAAATTGGTTTATCAAATAAATCAGGTTGTTTTACTGGTTTTTTAACTGGCACTGGATTGTTAACACCTTGTTGAATCACTTCTGACGCAGGGATAAATGCAACGGTGCATCTACAATTACATATATTATGTGCTTTAGCACCTAGTGAGCTATCACCTGGCTGCATCATCTTTTCACCCCCAACCTCAAACGCCTGATCAATTGGAATCGGTGTAGAATCTACCATCCCCGCATGCGCATCACGTGTACGACTATCACCAGATCTTGCTATCCATTTTTTGTATAAAACTAAACCACTAGATTTTGCAGCATACATTGCTCCTTTGTTACTTCCAACTGCATTTTCCGTTCTGGCGATGAGCAATGCACGTTTCTTTGTATCTATTGCATCAGCCTTTTCCAATATCAGCTTAGCAGTTTGTTTATGTGATAACTGTTCTTCAACTGCCTGTTGCATCACCTGTCTGATCTGCTCCTTTGTGGTTTTGGTTATACCAGATACCTTTTTTGCACAATCCTTACTTTGAGTAAACCGCAAAAACTCAGTTTTCCAGTAATTGATATGATCTATTGGTGGTTCAGGTGTTGGTTTGTATTGAGTTGGCTTTTTGGCTTTAGTCTGTAATATTAGATTACTAGCTTTCTGCTTCGGCAATGATTGAAATACCATAGATGCAGTAGCCATACCAACACTATTATATATGTTAACCAGAATATCTAATGTATCAGATTCTGATACCAATAGATCGATTGGAATAGATGGATTGTTTAAATATTCCTTTGCTGCTTTAGTATATATCTGTTTAAATCCTTTTAAAACAATCTGATAAGATAGTCTCTCATGTCTTTTAATCAGGTTACTATAAGCCCTGTAATACTGCTTTTCATTCATAATCTATATATTATGTGATCCTTTGAAAAGCTTATTGATAATCGCTTAAATCCTGATTATTAGTGTTATCCAATGATATTGATTGTTCATCAATTGGTACTAGACTATTAGGTATGTATATTTTATCCATTGCAGGATCGGGAAGAGTACCAAATTTAACTGCAGCTCTCTTCTCATTTGGTGTTAACCAATATTGGCGTTCGAGCTGATCAATCAACTCATTGATGTTTTGAGCTAATTCTGGTAAAACAGTAATATCAAAATCTATATAATATTGCTTACCATCGGCTTTACTATATGGTGCTACAAGCCATTTATTCAAATTATCTCTTAACTCAGTTAACAGTGGTACACATGTGTTAAATACCATTTGTTTGGCTGCTTCGCTGTAGTTGGAATATGTTTTATCGTTTGTGTTTCCAAGTAAAAGAGATGGAAATGAGTAAATATTACATAAGTCACGTAAATTAATATCCATTGATTCCAAAATCTGTAACTCATCTGATGGCTGTCCAAATTGAGTCCACGATAATTCCTGTGAAACTATCATAATTTCACCTGCTGACGCAGTTTTGAACCGATCTTTCATTTGTTCCATTTGCTCTGGACTCTCAGCGCCTGAAGCGGTCAACATACCAAATGCACCTCTATTTGCCATCACATTAGCTTGTGCATTGTAAGCCTCATTATTTAATGACATTACTTTAAGTCCTGCACGTAATGGTGACATACCATATACATTTTGACTTGATGAAAAGTCAGGGTTCCAAAATTTGAGATGCAGAATATTCTCCTTTTCCAACCTTTGATTGTTACCAATTAGATTATAGTAATCTACCTGATTATTGCTTGCTACAATATTCATTAACTGAGCAGGTAATGCTGTAAGAGATATTATTTTATCCTTATTCACCCCAAACTCAGGCTTAGCACCATATATGTAACTGTTACCAGTAACCAACTTATAACCAACAACCTCTTTCACAAAATCAGACCATCCCTGATTAGGATTCGGTTGTTCCAGTATGTTCATAATGGCGTGGCTATGCACTTCTACCATTGATGAAGACTTGCATTTGAACGCTTCCACGCTCATCAGGTTGTTACTAGTATTAAATGATTTATACCTTTTGAAATCTTTCTGTTTATCCTTTTCAATGGTATATAAGTAGAATGGCACTGCTGCAATCTTATCTGAAATTTGCTTCACTATCGAATAAATTACAGGGTTACTTGTATATCCGTTTGTAATGTACTGAGTACTATTATCGGTAAACCACGTCACACCATTATTGATCAATGGATATACTATTGGTGCTGTTTGTGCCTTTTGCCGTATTGGCTCAGGTTTATTGTTGTAAAAAAATAGGTCTAAAAATGCCACGCTTCATTGTTTTAATCTTTTGTTGTAATCTCTCATGTAATGAGGGTATATGTTTATAAATAGTCTGTTCTATACGAAAAAGAAAGGTTGTTTTAATTCGAGGTATTCACGCATAATTAAACTGTCTGAAAAATCGGGGCTATGGCCTATGATCTGTTTAATCTGATCTTTCCCGATCACCTCCAACTTACCTGTATCATTATCCATATTACAGCGTTTAAGCTGCTCTAATTCCACTATTATATCTTGTTTATACCTTAGGTCTTTGATGTAATAACCACTAGATGATGCTCTCTCACAAAACTTGTAGATACATTGAGTTTTAAGATTTTTATAGTTTTCGTTGTTTAGGGCTTTACCACCATTATGGAATGCTTTTGCACCTTGGAGGAATCCACCTACGAATGAGCCAACACCATCAGCATCATATACTATTCTGCTCTTTGGCACTCCATAGGTGTTAGACATATTTTCTATTGCTGTAATTACTCCAGGTCCATCACTCTTTGGTATTACGTTAATTTGTTCTGCAATGAATCCATTCCAATAGGTTATCACCAACTTATCAGCTCCCTGCATAGCTATATCTGCTGTTATAGCTTTCTTTGTAGGATCAGGTGAAACATGTTTATTTGTGAATAAATCCAATATCTGATCAAATGATAAGAGTGTTGATGGATCAGAATCATAATCCCAATTCCCGAATAATAAACGTTCCTTAGATGCCTGATCTAAGGTGTGTAATGAATCAATATAATGTTGTGATATATAAGGGTTATCTGTTACTAAAGCCTGTATAAACCTCTTATATTGCTCTAATGAGCCATCATTACTTTTCTTATAAAACTCACTGTAAACCCAATTTTTACTAGGGTTACATGTGCCCAAAATCTTTGGAATAATGTCAAACTCATCTAATTTATACCTGATACGTGACTTCACTATTAACCACGCCTTTTCGCTGACCTGGTTGCACTCATCAATGAATGCTCCTGTGATCTCTAATGAACCTAATGAATCAAAATTTGGATCACTTGGATATGTGAATAAGTCTTTAAGAATGATTTCAGAACCATTGAAGAACTTAATTACACCTGATTGTTGGTTATAATTGAAATGCTCATTTGGTACTAATCCCTGTAATTTACAGACATCGAATAAGCTGTTTAATGTGGTTTCTTTAAGGCTTTTTAATTTTGATCTACCTATTAAATATCTGCAACCAGTGTATTTTAAGCAGTTTTTTAAAACCCAATAACATCCTAAGAATGACTTTGCTGATCCTGCACCACCTCCAAAGATGATCTCAGTAGTGATATCATCCTCTAATAGGTCTAGTGCAATAGTTTGTTTAATGGTTAGATTCAATTATTCAGAATCCTTTCCATTATCATAGGTTTTCACCTCATTCCAGACAATTGACTCACCTTTACTGGTGTGGTCAACCTCATGTTTATCGCTCCATTTGTACTTATTTTTTAATACAAATATTGCAATGGCAGTATTCATCTTGTTTGAACCTGCAAGCTGTAGTATGTTAGCTTCAATAAGACCTTCAATCCTTTTTATTGTGTCGGAAACTTGCTTATCAGTCTCGAATTTTTTAGTCCATTCTGACCATACTTGATGATAAAGGTCTAGTTCAGCCAACGCAACACCCAGATAAAAAATCTTATCTGTTTTTACCTTTTGCAAAATTTGTGTTAAATGATCTAAAACGACTTGTTTAGTCCATTTTTCTGCATATTTATTGTCTTTTTTTGCTGCCATTACCTGATTCTTTCAGATAAATAGCTTCAATAAGGGCTTATTAGAGATGCAACAACTTAATAAAGTTTAGTTTTTCTTTATTAACTCCAAACCGTAAAGCCTTTGTAAGGTGTACATATTGACACATAACATAATCCGAGGTAATTTTAGCATATGAAAAAACAGTATGATTTACATCGTTATAATTCCGTTATAATTCCGCTAAATCGGGATATAAATAATACAGAAATTTACCATTACTTACTAGGTGCAGATAGTCGGTACTTAGACGATAGAGAAATAAAAATGGTTATGATATTTACTCCCGTTAGATAGTAAATGAGAAAAATAAAAACGTATTAATTGTATAGGTAATTTTGGATTATGATTTTAAAGAACATAAAATTTTCACCCTTTGAGTTTTTCAAAACACTCATAAAATGCTTTTTTACTTGGCTGTTGAGAAATCACCCATTAAGTGAAACTAAGAAATACGACAAAAATGGAAATTTACTTGAATCAACGACTACATATCGCCCTTAATACTATGAAAGAAATATTTTCAAAAAAAACAATAAGTGAGATTATAATAATCTTAAGTCTGATTACTGCATTACTAAATTTTATAACCGCCATAATTAAATAAAAAACCACCTACAAATTAATGCAGATGGTTATCAATCCTTTTGCAGGTTCAGGTGGCTTTTACTTTTAATCTGTTTTTATATATTTACATTAGCCATCCAATTTCAAATGAATTAAAATTAACCTAATCTCAAACTATCCCTAAACTCTAAATAATGCACGAATTTAGAAACCCGCTGTATTCTCTGGCTATGATATTATATATCACAACCCAATTTTTCTTACTAATGAAACTTAGCTTTTGGCTTCAGCAAAAATTCGATATGTTGGAGATAGAAATGAATCTATTTGCATTGGTAATTATTTATTTATTAGTTGGTTTTTTAATGATGGTCGCCTTCAACATCATATTTACATTTGCCTCGGATATTACAATTCGACAAATAACGAAATTATTACCTGATAGGCCATATGCAGTTTGGTTTACCAGAATTTATTCCATTGCATTTTGCACAATCCTCATTTTTTATACATTTGGTGCTGGCAGGACTTGGAATAGCATTTATATATATGTTGTTCTAGTTACAGTAATGATGAGATCAGTTTACATTAATATTTTTCTAACGAATGAGAACTTACTGGTTAAGAAGTTAAGTGCAGAAGCAAATATGAGTGAAAAGGCATATCGTGCAGAGATTAAACTTGCGATCAAAGAAAAAAAGGATCAAATCAAAATGATTGCAAGAATTAAGAAAAAGGTTTACGAACTTAATAGAGAGGATTCTGATGATTAGTGCTATGTTCCTAAACTAATGCTAGGAAGTAACATCAGACCTAGTAGCACCATTCACCGCTCGGATATCTATCCCCTTACATGTCTAAGCCACATATGAACCTGATTTGTCCATTTTTCTGCATACTTATTAGAAAATTCTTAAATTCCAACCAAATTTGATTTTAATAAAATATATGGAATATACAATTGAAACAGGGGATAGAGTTAGACACAAAAACCCTCTAATAAATAGCGGTTTAGAGACTACAGTGATTGATGTGGAAAATGGTAAAGCATTATGTGGTCATTTTGATCGGGAACTAACACATAAAGAAAGTTGGTTTGAAGTTGAAGACCTGCATCTAATATCAAAATCTGACGGATCATTTTTGGATATGTGATCGACAAAATGATACAGATTGTTGCTATATGGGCTGCATCATGTGCAGCCTCTATGTTTATATCAATGGCTTCAAAGTTACATTGTGGTACATCTGTAGTTTTACCATAAGTTTCTGAATCTCTTCATAATATTCTTTATCTACGCTAACATAATCCCACGCAGTATAGATCAACTGACATATCCATTCGTTATTAACATGCAGGTATTTGGCTATAATATCACCTGATATATTGTAGAACATTCGTCCTAAGAATGCAATCTTGCGTCTAGCCTCACTAATCACCCTTTTGCGTGTTCTGGAAAATAATTCGGCTCTATCAATCTTGTATTCGTATACCACGAAATCAGTGATTAGCTCTAGTCTTGATAGCTGTAGATCAGCTGTGTAAGTTTTTATACTTTTATATTCTTTAATGTTTTTCATTTCAATTATTTTCTATTTCATTGTAATCAATGGCGTTATCCCATTGAATATTGTCCCCGTTGTCATCGCAGGGTATTTCTTGGATTAATTTACCTGTAACATGCAGACCTTTGATAGATGCCTGATATTCGGCATCAGTCCAATTTATTGCTGATATTCTGTCTCCTGACCATCTGAAGCCATTGACATAATAATGAGTTGTGTAAATCATAGTACCTCCGCTATTACCCAGATCAGTATTATTATTGCACCTATTATCATTATTTGTACCTCCTATCAGCTGCGAATAATGGCAGATGTATCACATCTTTTAACACCTTCTGTGTGGCATAATCACCAATTGTAATGTCGTTCATCCATTGTTGTTGTACTGAATATTTTTCTTTTACATGTGTAAGGTCAAACAGGAATGATTTTCCATCGATATAGGTTACAAAATAAAATGCCTTACCATTGTTAGCTTTAGCTATATCCAGTAAATTATCTAGTTTTTTTAGCTCTAAAAATGTTGTACCATAATCTGTAGACTTTATATTTCGGCCTTTGGCCTCAATATACATGTTGATATGTGTTGCTCCGCTTAGATCAACGACTTCATATCTATCAGGCATTGGTGTCCAGGTCATCCCGCTATGGATGCTAATGAATTTATCTCGGCCTATTTGTTCTGCTTCTGATACTCTTGTTGCTGTGTTATTATATATATGCATAACTTAATTAGTTTATACATATAAATAGTAGGCAGAAAAGGAAAATGTAGTTTTTGATAAAAAAAAGTGAAAATATTCTTAAATAATAAAGCCCCTGATTTATCATCAGAGGCAGTCAAAAATTTCCCATAATTTATTTAAGAGTAGTTTATTTATTTTTCAATCTCTCTTGCCTTTGTTGCTCAACTATTTGCTTCATCATATCAAGCATTACTTTTGGAGTTGCGTAATGTTCTGTCCCTTGCTCCAGTTCCAATTCTTCATCAGCATCATCTTCTAATTTTTCACCTTGTGCTTTGTTTTCTATGTCCATATTTTTTTGTTTTTTGCAATGTGGAAGAATTTTAAGGCTTTAAAAAATTTATTTTAAAAAACTAGGATTAATAAACATCATTCTTCTTTGGATCAGGCTTAATCTTTACCATATCATCAATACCACCTGTGTAACTAATATCACCACCAAGTGTTGCAGCAAGCTCATTCATCGCTTTCCAAGCTTCATTAAACAAACTTCCTTTCATCCCACGATTAACGATCTGAATCAATGGATCTGTATCTTTTACCAACATATTTAATTGAAAACCTGTATTAAACATGCCTGTTAGGCGTATGCTATTATCTTTGCAAAAGACAACATAATAAGCCCCTGCACCGTACTTTGTGACAGGAGCAACACCAGTCTTCAACTGATAAATATCTTTGTCCTGAGAGGCTATTTCGATGCCTTTCTCAGCTAAAATAAGTTTTACAGATATAAAGTTATCTGATGCTGATTTATCATTTTTAATAATAATTTTATCTGATCCTTTTGGAGCTTGCTGCTGTGCAAAAAGCATGTTACACGCTAACAGCACAATTAATATTGTATATATCTTTTTCATAATTATAAATAGTTACTAATTAATGTTGAGACCTAACATCCAACGAATTGAAAACAGCCTGTGAAGTAAACAACTATGAAGAATATAATCGCATAAAGTAACCTACGAGCCTCGCTTTTTATTTTTTTGATTGCTTCTTCCTTTTCTTGTTCTGTCATAACTTGAAAGTTAAGTCTTTTTTCCACGTCTATATATAAGCTCTGATGAAGTCTATCTTTTTAACGAATATGGTTTTTACTTCAAATGGTTTTCCACCTATTGTATGCGATATAAACTCATCCTCAATTACATTTAAGCCATTTTCTTTAATTATTTTTTTAAATTTTCGAACTGAAATCTTATAAGTTCGACATGCTTCTGTTTGCGAAAAGTATAATTCTCTCTGAAATTCCATAATTTATCTTCTTCTAAATTCACGTGGCACCATTTAATTACTGATGGTCTTATGGGCAATAAATATCCCCTACCCTGTAATTAATGTATACAATACCAGTTACTGTTTCTGGTGGCAAATTCAGGGGGAAAAACTTGTAAACATCCCCTTGCGCTTCCTTCTCATAAATTACAAAACATCCCTTTGGTATAGGTTTCGGTGTAGGTTGTGGGGGATTAGGATATTCATTATCTGTGCAACCCGCTAAGCCAATACAAAGTAGAAGCGTCATTGATTTAATAAGTAGTATTCTCATTTTTCGCCATTGGATTAAGTAATATTCCCTCTTCTTTATCAGTTATCTTTAACCAGGCTGAGCCATTGATACACACCACTGATGCAACATACTTTGGGTATTGATATAATAGGTTCTGGTGCATTATTACGAACATATTATCAACTAAATAAGCAGGTACATTCAACTCGTAACAATATTTTTTATTCAATTTTTCTGGCTCTCTCACCTCAATTACAACTCTCTCATTGGAAAATGTATTACCTGCACCTAAGGCTACAGCATATAACTCTACCAGTGTCTGATTGTAGCTTATGATCCTACGCCATCCTGCGAATTGCGATGGTGTGATCCTAGTATATGACTTATACCCTGTTTTGAATAGAGAAAAACCATATTTGTAGCTTGTTACAGTATCTTTTTTGCAGGTAATATTTCTCGGGTGTAGTTGAGCAATTGCCCCAAAATTTAGGCATAGCAATGCCACTACGCTAACAGTCGTTATTTTTTTCATTATCAATTGTTTAGACAATGTAAATATAACACTTGTGCCTATCAAATCAATACACGAACACTACAATTATCGTTATCTAACTGTTAATCAGGATAATAAAAATAGGCACAAGTGTCTACAATAAAAATATTAATAATTGGGTGATTTGTGCAGATGGCTATTATTGAGAAAAGAAAGAATCCAGAAAAGAATGAAAAGCTGATAGAGGTTTTTGGATTAAATGTGCGCAAATACAGGTTAGAGCGTAATATGACCCAAAAAGATTTAGCAGATCTATGTGAGGTTGATACTATTACAATCAGTAGAATCGAACGTAATATCAGTAATACTACAATCAGTACAATTGCAATCATTGCCAATGCCCTAGGCGCTACAGCTGCTCAACTATTAGAAGAATAATTATTATAATGTTGTTCCCATAAGTAATGGATAAAGCCAGATACTTTTATCTTCATCCTCTAGAATATGATAACATACATCTCCCTCTTTTAAATCCTTTTTTAAAATATCAGAAAGTTTAAAACTAGATAATACACTTTTTGCAAGATAAATTGTGGTGATATTTTTACCATCTCCATCAATAGCTGTTATTTTTCTTTGTTTGTAGTTTATTTCTTTAGCTCCAATTTCATTTAGATATTCCAGAATTGGTATGTGCTTTCTCATAGTGTAAATATAAAAATAAAGAGGTGATTGCCATATTGCCACCACCTTATCCTTAATGACAAGAAAAACATATCTGATACTTCACTTAGTCCAACTTGATACAATATTATACTGAAAAAAAATCAAGTGAATTAATGTAAATTGATAAATTCCAAATCTTCATCATCATATATATATTCTGGTGATTCAATCATTGACTGTTCTGTTATGGTAACAACATCCATATCTGTCATCAGTTGGGTTAAGTCTTCATCATCAGGCGATTTACCAGTCTTAGATTTAAGATCTTTAAATCGCTTAATTTCATCTTTACTAGCTTCATTTAATGATTTAATATATTCCTTAATTTTACCCCATCTTTTTTCTACAGTTTTTTTATTTAATTTAGTTTCCGCATCCAATTTTGATATATCAGTAACTGTAGCAATTGTAATTTTACCATTAAATTCAAAATTCCAATCCTCAATGATATTATAGATTTTCCCAGTGGATACATCAGAATAATATATTGACTGTCTTTCACATCTTACCTTGTGTTTTTCATCCTTTGTTAACAAACATTTAGGGTTGAATATTATCTTTCTGATTTTAACTTTTGGTTCTAATGTACCATCTTTCAATTGTTTAAAGATAGAATCTACTTGCTTTTCTATTATAATATTTGGCAATGGTTCATTGCTAATACTAAGGTTAACAAACTTTGCGGAATTTAATATTTGACACCTACTTGCAGTAGGGTTTAACCATACAAGATTTCTTATATAAGTTATCATATATCTTTTTCTTCCATCTGTCAATAATTGGAATGGTCTAGTACAGTACACATATTGTAATCCATTATACCAGTCTTCTATATAATCATTACCATTAAAATCAAAATCATCTAGGTTATTATACTTTAATATATTTTTTACCCCATCGGTTACATTATGTTTTCCTTTTTTTATATTAATGTGACCAGTGGGGTATTTTTCAATGTTATCTAATTTTTCTTCATTTATAGATGAATAAACAAATGAATTATTATTAATAAAAATATTAGGGTCAAAAGAAATAATAGATTGTTGACTTATTTTTTTTGCATCAACATCATATATATTTTCAATACCTAAATCGTTAACTACATATTGATAAGTAGAATTGAAATTTTCAATTGTTAAATCATTAACCTTAACTAAGATTGAATAGCCTAATCCACCTACAGATTTATAATAACTGAATATTTTATTTCTATCCAACGTTTCAGGAATAAAACCAGTAGAGTCTACATCAATATATAATAATCCAGTACCGCAAGTATAGTTCTTATTTTCCCTATAAGAATTAAATATTCCATTATATGATACAGAAGGAAGTGGTAATTTTATTTTTTCATATTCCTTTTTTATAGCAGCTTTTATTACTTCATTTTTAGTACTAAAAAATTGTAATTTTAGCTTTCTAGCCTCGATTATTTTAGCTTTATGATCTTCAGAAGGAGATTGAATATTTTTGAAACATTGTTCAATGGTAATAGTACCTGCTACGTTAGGTGTGAAGGTATTAACGTAAGTGTTAATTTTAATTGCTTGCATTTATTTATTAATTTTTCCCTTTATTCTAGATGATCGATTAAGAGAATGGTGGGCAGCTACTCCCACCACTTTAAACTAATAATGCAAATCATCAAGATTTATATTAATAAATAGTGCGCTGCAAAAAAGAAGTACAATTATTTATTAATAATTGCAACAATAACCTGGAATCGAAAAAAGTCAAGCGATTTGGAGAAGATATTTCTCCAATATGTTGTGATGGTTACCCAGCACATTCTACTCACGTTTCCTTATCTACTAGGAATAAGCAACATAACTTCTGGTTCAACAATTGTGATACATATTTTCGAAACAGAAGTTAAATTATAATATCAAACAACTAGTATGAGCAACTACGACAATTACCAAAAAATAATCCCTATATATTTGGAAACAATAGAAGCATTTCCTTACGATGATATGGTCAATGATTACTTCAAATTTCTTGAAAAGCTTGTTAAAAAAGGATACACACTTACGATTCATCGAGAAATGGGCACTAAGAAGCAAGAAGTGCTACAAACAATTTCAGATGTTCAGCATGTAAAAAATTTCATCGCACACTACAAAAAAGCTATCGGAATTAGTTAGTTGAAGTGAAGTTTCAGAAGCAAATGAGCTAAGCAAGAAGAATAACATATTTAATGAGTTATTGCGTAACCAACTACTTTCTATATATTTAGCTATGAACCAAACCACCACCTACAGAAATAGAAAAGGGATTTCACCTGAAAAAATCTTCCAACAGATTAGAAATACTTTCCCTTTCAGTTATATGTATGATGATTCATCAGATAACACCTTGTTTGTGAAGAACATTAAAAATCAGCCTCAATTCACTGTCAACGTTGAAGATGGTAATGTGTATGTTTCCATCGCCAATCCGATGTTGATGGATTTAAATGATTCAAAGGCATTTAACGATCTAATAGAAAGCATTCTTAATTAACAAAAATGAAATTTCTAATAATTTGGATAATATTAACAATACTTATCGCAGGGTTCTACACCTATTTAGGTGATTATAAAGGCATAAAGGAAACGTTAAGACATTTTTTCTTATACACTTACATTTACTATGGTGTTGCGTTCTTAATTCTTTTTATAGGTGGTTTAATTTTCTATAATCCAAAAGAAGATAAAGAGTATAAATCAAAACTACACGAACCAAGTGATATTTATAATAATTTCTTTGGTATAAAAAATAAAGACACTGACGAAAAGAAATAGATATAAATTCTATATTTTTTCTTTCTTTGAGTTACTACAAAATTAAAATTACATAAACAATCTTTAACGAATTAGTTTAGTAACACATGTTACCAATGACCTGCTAAATGTGGGTCATTTTTATTTTATAATAAATTTTATAAAAAGCTTACTTTCTCTCTTTTCAACATCCGAAGGGTAATATAGATGATGTTTTATATTGCAGTTGGAGAAATAATAAAATTTACACTTTTCTCCACTACGTTACCAAAATATGTCATTCAAAAAAAATAATTATCACACATCGGTATTAATCTATATATTCAATTCTTAAACCAAAATGAGTATAATTATATGAAACCAAACAAAGCTTTAGTTGTGAATGTACAGGGAATTGTAGAAGTCCACGTAAATTGGAAACCAGATTACGAACCATACCTAATTGACCTAATAGGTAGAGGAGTAACCCAAATACAAAACGTGGAAAACATTAAGTACACAGTACAGTTTGATAGTCTTGCAAGGCACATAGATACTGAAAATCCACAGCCAATACTATTTAATAATCCAGAATTAGAATCAGACCTAGAAGAAACATATCGTAATATCATACATGTTTTTGGTTAATAATACTGCCTATTTACTGATTTAATCTTTACAAATTCTTTTATACTATAAATATGCTTATTTTAAATGCGCTCAAACCCGATATCAATAAACTAGGTCAGGAATTGACTAAACATGCAGGTTCCTCTTATGATGTGCTAATAAAACCAAAGGATGGTATTATTGCTATCTCTGATACAAATAATATTTTTACTTGCACTGTTACAGAAAAAAAACAATTTCCAGAAGTTCATTTAACTTTTAGCACTGCCCTACCAGAGGGTTTTCTTGAAAAATATGTAAATAACATAATCATCCCAACTTATGTAGATATTGATATTCAAAAAATATCTGATCAAATAAAAAAAGTTTTTAATGATTATCAAAGCAATAGCACTGAAGACGAAAGGTATATTGGTAGCTCATTCCTCTTTGAAAACCAACAGTATTTCTTAATGTCAAGCTTAGTTGAAGGCAGTAAGGTTTATGAATTTAAAATAGAGATCTCCAAAATAAATAAAGGTTTTAAATTACACTCAGTACCTATGTCTGATTTCATAAACACAAAAAAACAAAAAATAAGCGAATACATTAGAGAAATTGAAAATTACATAAACATCCATTAAAGAATTAATTTAACAATATATGTTACACGTGACCTGCAATAGTGGGTCATACTTATTTTATAGATTTTTAATGGTAACACTTGAATTTTTGCTTTTGTGATTTATTCTTGGTTTATAAATTTTATAAAATGAAACCACAACCATCAATAACTGAATTTGGCAGACAACTTAACATCTACTAGATTTGGTGTTTGCTGATGCTCTTAAAACAACCTAAAAACAAGAAGATTACTATACAACCAGACGAAATTAGCATTAATAAATCTTTAACCAATCTCTGATAACTCTTTAACTGTAATAGGACGACTGATAAGTTGACTCCTATCATATATTGACGTAGTGGTAACTTTTGCATGCCCAGCCCGCTTTTGAATCTCATACAAACTATGTACCTGAAATGCTCTTGTTATACTGGTGTGTTTAAAGTCATATAGCAATATCGATTCAAATTGCGGAAACTCCTCTTTAAAAGGCATCACGATACGCTCTCGAAACATAGATTGAGTAAATGGCTTATTCGGCTTAGTCTGATTTGAGAATCCAATTATATAATCTTCTTTATCAGGAATCCTATTGGTTTTTAAAGTATTATCCAAAATCTTTTGAATAATATCTTTTGTCTCATCACTGATAATGATAATACGATCCCGTTTACCTTTACCATCATAGATCTTAATCTGATTAGTATCAAGATTTACATCTGCAACCTGCAACTCCCTAACTTGAATCGGCCTTAATGTATTTTCTGCCACTAAACGAGTCATAAGGTTCAACCTTAGATACCGATCGTCTCTTGCAACAACCTCAAAAAATTCATCAAAAAGTTTTGAATCGATCTCGTTAAACTTCGGCTGCTGCTTACTAATATCCAACTTCTTAAGCTTTTTTGCGTGATTTGGAATCGGCAATTCGTGAATATCACTCAACCAAATATACAGCTGCGAAACATATACCATTTGCAAATTGATTGTGCTATTGCCCAAGCCTAGTTGCTTTAAATAAGTGCGATAATCAACCCATACGTTCGCTGTCAGATCTTGCAGTACTAAATCTTTATACTGAGCAGCTAGAAACCCACTTAACTTTTTATGTCGTTCCGTGTAGTTATAGATATCCTGAATTTCTTCTAATTGATGACGTTGTTTATGGTACTTCATAAACAAACCAGCAATTTCCATAACACCTGAAAACATAGTGATTTTATATCTTTCACCTGATGCTAACTTGGATACTCCATCCTTTAGCTTTGCAAGCTTGGATTCGAAAACATGTTTTAAGTCAGTCTTTCCGTCCCAGGATAGGTACAGTTGTTTTACACCATCTTTGTATTTTACTTGCTTACCATTGGCAAAGTACTCTATCCAATACAATGGATATTTATCGTTATTAATACTACTTGGGGCTACAAGAATAAATTTAACACCATTTTCAACCGCCAATAGGATACGCTGATACTTGCTCAT